GGTGTATTCATACGACGTTTTTTCGCTAGCGGGAAACCATCAACGGCCTTAAGCCCAGGCCACCACAGGCGCGGGATCCCCTACCCCCTTCGCGGCCGCTGCTGACCCTTAACTTAAGGCAGGCGACCCTTAAATTAACCAATGCCACTGGTCACGCAGGCTGAATACGCCAAGCTCCGGCGCTGCAGCGAGGCTGCAGTGAGCACCGCCAAGAAGGACCGCATCAAGGGCGCGGTAGTGACCAGGGACGGCAAGACTTGGATCGACTCTGAGAGGGCTGATCAGCTGTGGAAACGCAACAGCCGCCCGCGTCGTGGATCGGCGCAGGCTGACAAGCCCGATCGGAAGCAACCGGCAGAGTTGTCACTTGATCGGATGCCGACGGATTTGGCGCTTCAGGCGTTCATCATGGGCTTGCCGGAAGATCAGATCCCCGACGACCTGAGCGAGATCACCAGGCGTAAGGAGCACTACGAAGCCGAGCGGCGACGGGTGGCAGCATTGAAGGATCGCGGCGAGGTGGTGCCAGCCGCTGACGTAAAGACCGAGGCATTCGAGTGCGCGCGAGGTGTGCGGGATGCGCTGCTGCGGCTGGCCGATCGACTGGCGCCGCTGCTGGCCGCCACGACCGACGCGCGCGAATGTCACCGGCTCCTGTCCGAAGAGCATCGGGTAGCACTGCGAGCTCTGGCCGATGGCTGACGCCCGCACGATCTACCGCGAAGCGTTCCGGGCTGGCCTGATGCCACCGGACCCGATGAGCGTGAGCCAATGGGCCGACGCCTACCGGCTGCTCAGCGGCAAGGGCAGCAGCGAGCCCGGCCCCTGGCGCACCGCGCGCACGCCGTACCTGCGTGAGCCGATGGACTGCCTGAGCCCTTCGAGCCCATGGCGCCGGGTGGTGCTGATGTTCGGCAGCCAGATGGGCAAGACAGAGGTGGTCCTGAACTGGCTCGGCGCGATCATCCACCTATGGCCCGGGCCGACGCTGCTGGTACAGCCAACCCTGGACATGGCGAAGCGCCTGAACCGCCAGCGACTGGAGCCGCTGCTTAGGGAGACGCCGGTGCTCACCGAGCGGATCGCGCCGGCCCGCTCACGCGACAGCGGCAACACGATGTTCCTGAAGGAGTTCCAGGGCGGCCTGTTCGTGCTCACCGGCGCCAACAGCGGCAGCGGCCTGCAGTCCATGCCGGCCGCCTACCTGGCAGCGGATGAGGTCAGCAGCTACCCGATCGAGGCCGATGACAAGGGCGACCCGCTGGAGAACGCCGAGGCCAGGACCTCGACCTTCCCGATGGGAAAGATCCTGATCACCTCCACGCCCGGCACCCGTGGCGCCTGCCGGATCACCGAGGAGTTTGAGCGCCGATCGGATCAACGCCGACTGGCTCTGGCGATGCCGTGCTGCGGCAGCAGGGAGGTCATCCGCTGGCGGGAGCACATGGTCTGGGATCGGCCGGATGGTGAGGTGTGGTGCCAGTGCCCGGCCTGTGGTGAGCGGGTGGCACAGCATCACAAGACTGCCATGCTGGCCGGCGCGGTGTGGCAGCCCAGCGCAGCAGGCGATGGCATCACGGCTGGCTTTCACCTGCCGGGCTGGTATGCGCCGGCTGGCTGGACGCCATGGGAGCAGATCCGCGATGAGTTCCTGCGGGCCAAGGGTGATCCGCTGCTGCTCAAAGGGTGGGTAAACAAACGAGCGGCGGAAGCCTGGGAGGATGAAGCGGTCGCCAAGATCAACGCGGATGGGCTGATGGCCAGGGCGGCAACCGAGCCGTACCCGACTGGCCACTGCCCGGCCGGCGTGCTGCTGCTGCTCATGGCGGTTGACGTGCAAGACACTTGGCTAGAGGTGAGTGTCTGGGGCCTGGGCCGCGGTGACGAGATGTGGCTGATCTGGCATCAGCAGATCCACGGCTCACCGGCGGAGTCGGAGGTATGGCAGCAGGTGGACACGATTCGGCAGACCGAGTTCGCGCGCGAGGATGGCGGCACGCTCCGGCCAAGGCAGGTGGCGGTTGACACCGGCGGCCACTTCACCCAGGAGGCCTATGAGTTCTGCAGGCTCAGGGCCAAGGATGGCGTGGTGGCGATCAAGGGCAGCAGCACCAGGGCGGCGCCGGCCCTGGGCAAGGGCAGCAAGGTGGATGTGAACCACCGGGGCAAGACGATCAAGGGCGGCGTCCAGCTGTTCATGATCGGCACGGACACCCTGAAGCGGACCATCTACGCGAGGCTCAAGATCCCGCAGCCTGGCCCAGGGTTCGTGCATTTCGGCCAGAACGCGACCGATGACTACCTAGAAGGGCTGACCTGTGAGCGACTGGTGCCGCGCATGGTGAAAGGGTTTCAGGTGCTGGAGTGGCAGAAGCCGAGCGGCGCGAGGAATGAACCGCTCGACTTGTGCGTCTACTGTCTGGCGATGCTGGAGCTTGTGAAGCGCCGCTACAACCGCGCCACAATGTGGGACCAGATCGAGGCGCAGGTGACTCAGGTCAAGGCCCCAAAACCAGCGCAGCGCCGGCCCGCAGCGCCATCACGCCCCGGCGGGTTCGTGTCTGGCTGGTGAGTCTGAGTGTTTAACCTGTAGCCATGGCAGTTCCTGCAACAATTCGGGCCGGATCGACCGTGCAATGGGTGGAGCCGGCCGCCGTTGATCTTGACGGCAACGCTGCTACATCAGCGAGCTGGACGCTTACGGTCTTTCTGCGCACCAACGTCGCCAGCGAGGGCGCAACGATCGTCGGCACCGCTCGCGCAGATGGCGGCTGGGATCTGGCGATCAGCGCCAACACATCTGCCGGCTTTGATGCCGGGATCTGGTACTGGGAATATCTGGCCACGTCGGGCGCCACGGTGCTGGCTCTGGGGGCAGGCACGACCCAGGTGCTGCCGAGCCTCAGCTATCAGGGCAGTCCTGGTGCATTCGATGGTCGCAGCCAAGCAGAGCAGGATCTGGAGGCCGTGCAGGCCGCGATCCGCGCGATCGTCAGCAAGGGCGCCAAGTCCTACACGATCGGCTCGCGCAAATTTGACGCCGCCGACCTGGGGCAACTTATGCAGCGCGAGGCCCAACTCAAGGCGATCGTCGCCCGCGAGCGCGCGGCCGAGAAGGTGGCGGCCGGCCTGGGTGATCCGCGCAATCTGTTCGTGAGGTTTGGCAACTGATGGCCAAGCGCAAGCGCAGCAAGCCACAGCAGCAGGCCGCGGCCGCCCCGAGGCGCCGAGCCTACGAAGGCGCGCTGGTTAGCAGGCTCACCGCCGACTGGGTGACCAGCAGCACCTCGGCGGATGCCGAGATTGATGGCAGCCTGGTAAGGCTGCGCAACCGCTCGCGGCAGCTGGTCAGGGACAACGCCTACGCCCGCCAGGCCCTGCGCGCCATCGCCTGCAACGTGGTGGGCCATGGCATTCGGATGCAGTCGCAGATCCCGATGCAACGCGGTGGCGGCCGGCTGGATGAGCGTCTGAACCGGCAGATCGAATCCGCATGGGAGGGTTGGTGCAGGCCTAGCACCTGCCACACCGCCGGCCGTCTGTCGTTCGTAGAGATCAGCCGCCTGGCGATTCAGGCCATCGCCGAATCCGGCGAGGTGTTCATCCGCCTGGTTCCGCAGGCGTTCGGTGGTGGCGCGGTGCCGCTTGCGCTGGAAATCCTCGAAGCCGACCTGGTGGATGAGGGCAAGACCGAGGGTCCCGATGCTGCCGGCAACGAATGGCGCATGGGCGTGCGCGTTGACCGTTGGGGCAGGCCGATCAGCTATTGCTTCCGCACCCGGCACCCTGGCGACCTCGCCGGCTCTGTCGGCTACCGAGTGCAGGAGATCCCGGCTGATCAGGTGCTGCACCTCGCGCAGCTGGAGCGGCCCGGTCAGACCCGTGGCGTCCCATGGTTCGCCGCAGCGATGAAGCGGCTACATCACCTCGCAGGGTTCGAGGAAGCGGAAGTGGTTCGCGCTCGCGCGGCATCCAGCCTGATGGGCTTCATCCAATCGCCAGAGGGCGAGCTGGTTGGTGATGACGTTTACGACGCCGAGCGGGTGAGCAACTTCGAGCCGGGTGTATTCAAGTACCTGGCGCCTGGCGAATCCGTCACGGTGCCGAGCCTGAACACGCCGGACCCAAACTTCGAGGGCTTCCTGCGCTCAATGCTGCGCGCAGTGGCGGCCACGACCGGCGTGCCGTATCCGAGCCTTTCGAGCGACTACAGCCAGACCAACTACAGCAGCAGCCGCTTGGAGCTTCTGGAGGCCCGGGAGAACTGGCGCAGCCTGCAGCAGTTCCTGATTGAGCATCTGCACCGACCAGTGTTCGAGCGGTGGCTATCGGTTGCGGTGGCCGTTGGTGCGCTGGACCTGCCCGGCTACGAGCTGGCGCCAGAGCGGTTCGCCATGGTCCGCTGGTTCCCGCGTGGCTGGGGATGGGTTGACCCTGAGAAGGAGGTGAAGGCCTATGAGAAGGCCGTGCGCTGTGGCTTCACTACCCAGGCCCAGGTGGTAGCCGAGCAGGGCGGCGACTTGGAGGATCTGCTCACCGCCCGCGCGGCGGAAGTGGACCGGGCCGAACAGCTTGGGCTTCAGTTCGACACCAACCCGGCCGACGATGCGCAGGGCGGCGCACCATCAGCCACGCCCGATCCGCCCGACGATGACGATGACGACGGCGAGGCGTCAACCTGATGGCGAACGTCAACGGCACTGAGATCAACCTGACGCCGACCGCTGGTATGCGGGCCGAGGCCGAGCGATACCGCGCATGGAAGGCTGACGGACGCCCCGGCGGCACCGACGTGGCAGCGACCCGCGCCAGCCAGATTCTGAGCGGTGACGAGCTCAGCGCCGATACCGTGATCACCATGCGCGCTTGGTTCGCGCGGCATGAAGTGGACAAGGCCGGCCAAGGCTTCAGCCCCGGCGAGGACGGCTACCCCTCGCCCGGCCGGGTGGCGTGGGCCGCTTGGGGCGGTGATCCTGGCCAGACCTGGAGCAACGGCAAAGGCGCAGCCATTGAAAAGGCGCGAGAAGATCGAAGTGCAGTCATTAGCCTGAGCGCAGACACAACCCCGATGGTGCAACAACTTAGGGATCTCAACCGTGAGCCGCTCCGCCGCGTAGCGTCGTTCGACGCTGCAGCGGTTGAGCCGGAATCGCGGTCGCTGGAGTTTTCGTTCTCCAGCGAGGCCCCTGTAGCACGCTGGTTCGGTGACGAGGTGCTAAGCCACGCCGCTGGATCCGTTGACCTTAGCCGCCTCAACGATGGCGCGCCTTTGCTCTGGAACCACAACCCAGATCAGGTGCTCGGCGTGGTGGAGCGCGGCTGGATCGACGAAGACAAAAAACGCGGGATGGTTTCGGTTCGGTTCAGTCGCTCACCATTTGCTGAGGAGAAGCTGGCCGACATCCGAGACGGCATCTTGCGCAACGTGTCAGTTGGCTACAGCATCAGCGAAGCCGATCAATCCCGTGAAGGTTCGATCGTCGCCACCTCCTGGCAGCCCCATGAGGTGTCCGTAGTTTCGATTGCGGCTGACGCCTCCATCGGGATCGGGCGCAAGCTCGAACCCAACCCCGCGGCTCCGGCCGCAACCTCAACCCCTACCCCGAATCCCCCTGTGGAAGAAACTCTCAACTTCGACGAGGTGCGGGCTCAGGCTGCGGCCGATGAGCGCGCCCGCGTCGCATCCATCACCGCCCTGACCCGTCAACACAGCGCCGACGATCTGGCTCAGGGCCTGATCGAATCCGGCGCCACCGAGGCCGCTGCCATGCGCCAGGTGCTCGACACCCTGGCCAGCCGTGCTAAGCAGCCTGCCACCGCCAAGACCGCCGCGGCCCAGCCCATCGCATCCGGCGGATCGGCTGACATTGGCCTGAGCGACAAAGAAGCCCGTACGTTCAGCTTCGTCAAGGCGATCCGCGCCATGGCTTACCCGAGCGATCGGGCCATGCAGGAAGCTGCCTCCTTCGAGCGGGAAGTGAGCGACGCCACTGCCCAGACCATGGGCATGACGCGCGACGGGTTCCACGTTCCGCATGACGTGCTCCGCCGTGATCTGACCGTAGGGACCGCCACCGCCGCCGGTGATCTGGTCTTCACCGATGCCAGGCCCGGCAGCTTCATCGAGCTGCTGCGCAACCGCCTTGCGCTGAGCACCCTTGGCGTGCAGACCCTTACCGGCCTGCAAGGCCCGGTGGCAATCCCCAAACAACTCACGGGCGCCACTGCCTACTGGGTGGCTGAAAAAGGGGAGCCCACCGAATCCAACCCCACCGTTGGCCAGGTGAACATGACGCCGAAAACTCTCGGCGCCTTTACCGAGTTCTCCCGCCGCTTGATGCTGCAAAGCAGCATCGACGTGGAGACGATGGTGCGCAACGAGTTGAGCACCGTAATGGCGCTTGGAATCGACCGGGCCGCCCTCTATGGCCTCGGCAGCAACAGCCAGCCTCAGGGCTTGAAGCTGGTCACCGGCATCAACACCGAGGACTTCGCCGCCGACAGCCCGACTTATGCAGAGCTGGTGAGCATGGAGACGAAGGTGAACGCCGACAACGCCGACATCGGCGCTATGTCGTACCTCACCAACTCAACCCGTTACGGTGCATTCAAGACCACCAGCAAGGTCGGCAGCGAAGCCCAGTTCGTTCTGGAGCCCGGTGGCACGGTGAACGGCTACCCGGTCGTTCGCTCCAATCAGGTGGAGGCCGGGGATGTCTTCTTCGGTGTGTGGAATGCCATGATCATGGGCATGTGGGGCAGCCTTACTCTCCAGGTGAATCCCTATGCGCTCGACAAATCCGGCGGCGTGCGGGTCACCGCATTCCAGGATGTTGATGTGGCTGTACGTTACGCCGAGTGCTTCACTCGCGGCAACAACACCCTCTAATCATGTGGATTCGGATTCTGAAGCAGACCAGCATCAACGGCCAGCCCGCTCGGGTTGGCCAGCTGATTGACGCCGCCGAGCCTGACGCCCGCACCCTGATGGCGATTGGCAAGGCGGAGCTGGCGCCCCAGGATCCGAGTCCCGTGGTTATCACCCAAGGTCCAGACCCTGAGGCGGCAGCGCCTCGTCCTCGCAAACCCCGCCCCTTTACCTGATCATGGCCATCACTCAGTACGCTCTGGAGAAACTCGAGCATTTCGCACTGGCACCAGCGGCCAGCCGCAGCACCACTTTCACCGGCGCTACGGTGAACGTTATCGATCTTAAGGATTATGAAGGCGACATCCAGATTGTTCTGGATGCAGGCGCTGCTGCCGCTACCGGCACCATGACCGGCGCTATCGAGCACAGCCTTGATGGCACCACCAACTTCAGTGCCGTAACCGGCGGCGGTTTTACAGCCGTAGCCCAAGCCGCATCCAAGCAGGTGATCACTCTCAACAGTGACGACTTGCGCCGCTACATCCGGTTTGTAGGCACCATCGCCGCTTCTGGCACTACGGTCTACAGCGTCAATGGCTACGGCTTGCAAAAGTACGACTGATGTTAACGGAAGAGCTTGACATCTTCCTTGCCGACTTCGGCGTCAGCGTCACTGCTGGCGCCGTTTCTGGTCTGTGCCTCCTCGACATGCCCGGAGAGGAAATGCTTGACGGCGTGCTGTCAACGATGTACAGCATCACCTGCCGGACGGATGAGTTCGGCGGGTTGGGCTATGGCCATTCGGTGACGGTGGACGGGGAGGTGTACACCGTGCAGGAAGCGCCGCTGCTGATCACTGACGGCGTGTTCTGCCGGATCAACTTGGAGCGGGTGAGCAATGCACCGCCCTGGACGCCGGGCCCCGGATCGGTGGAGATCGAGTTGAATGGAGACTTCCTGTGACGGCGAAGGTCTACCGGGTCAGGCTGCTGTTCTCCACCCTCACTGTGGCGGAGGCAGAGAACCCCGTGCTGCTGGAGGGGGAGGTCTGGACCGAGAAGGACGCGAGCACAGGGCATAGCACCGGGCGGCGGAAGGTGGGCGATGGGGTGACGGCATTCACGTCGCTGCCGTTTGAGCCCTCGGCAGCCAGCATCACCGCCGCCAGCGTCACCTTCACTCCAGCCGGCACGATCGCCGCGACCAACGTTCAGGCCGCCGTAGAGGAGCTGGACGGCGATGCTCGGATGAGCAACGCCCGGACGCCGACAGCGCACGCGGCAAGCCACGGCGACGGCGGCGGCGATGAGATCACCGTGTCGCAGGACCAGGTGACGGGGCTCGGCACGGCACTGGCCGGAAAGGAAACGGCCGGGGCTGCAGCGGCGGCTGTGACGGCCCACGAGGGCGCCAGCGACCCGCACCCGCAGTATTTGACCCAGGAGGAGGGAGACGGGCGCTACCGGCAGACGGCGACGGCGCTGACGGATGCGGACATCCCGGCGGGCATTGCCAGGGACTCAGAAGTGACGGCGGCGATCGGTGCCCACGAGGCAGCAGCAGATCCCCATCCCGGCTACTTGACGGCGGCTGAAGGTGACGCGGCCTACGCGCCGGCTGGGCACGTCGGCAGCGGCGGCGCCGCGCACGCCAATGCAGTGGCCAGCGGTGCTGCGGGGTTCATGACCGGGGCCGACAAGGCGAAGCTCGATGGCGTGGCCAGCGGTGCCACGGCGAACGCGACGGATGCCGCGCTGCGCGATCGGGCGACGCACACCGGCACGCAGACTGCCAGCACCATCAGCGACTTCAACAGCAGCAGCAGGGCGCAGACGGAAGCGGCCCTGATCGCTGGTGCAAATGTGACGATTACGCCAGCCGGTAGCGGCGCCACGCGGACGCTGACGATCGCGGCGACTGGTGGTGGTGGCGGTGACAACAGCTTCTCCACGATCGCTGTCGCCGGCCAGTCGGATGTGGTGGCGGATTCTTCTACCGACACGCTGACGATCGCTGCCGGTGCAGGGATGGCCATCACGACTAATGCCAGCACCGACACCGTGACGCTGGTTGCTACCGGTCCATCCCTCGGCCTCACGCTCGCCATCACCTACGGCATGGCCATGCCTTGACCCACCGCCACTGACCCATGAGCACTCCAACCGCCAACACGTCTCCGATCTGGTCCGCTGCCCCTGATGTGGGGAGAGTCGTGATCGATCAGGCCAGCACAAACGTCAACACCAACAGCGCCGGCACGATCGGGACCAACACGTTCCTGGCGTTCTCGACTGGCACCGATGGATCGTTCATCCAGAAGATCCGATTCACCTTCACCAGCACAACGAGCGCCATCAACAGTGTGGCGACCACCCTCAACTTTTACATCTCGACCGTAAGTAGCGGCAGCCCAACGGCGGCACAGGCGACGTCTCTGCAGGGTGTGCAGGCCGCTGCGCAGACGCTGACCGCCACAACGCCGCCTTACATCATTGAGGTGCCGCTAGACATTGGCCTGCCGACTGGCTATCACATCCTCGTGGGGCAGACCATCGCACAGTCCGCTAACAGCAACTGGAACGCCATTGTTTTTGCGGGTGATTACTGATGTTGAACTTCGGCCACGTTCCTAAAGCCGGCCTCGGCAGCACTAGCGTTTTCTGGGGCATTGCGCCATCAGGTGGTGTCATCAACTGGATCCCGTGGGAGAAGCCTGCCGGCGCCACGTTCATTCAGATCATGTGCATTGGCGGCGGCGGTGCGGGCGGCTCTGGGTTCTCTTCGGCAACGACTAACGCTCGCGGCGGCGGCGGCGGCGGCGGCTCTGGCGCGTTCATGTCTGCGATGATCCCGGCGTTCAGGTTGCCCGAGATCCTGTACGTCTCTGCCGGTGGCCGTGCGCCACGATCAACCGATGGCAACGGCGCCGCAGGTGTTGGCAGCATCGTCTCGATTGCGCAAACCAATGCAGCGGCGTATGTGGTCTGCACTGCAGCTGGCGGTGGTGGTGGCGGCCGTGGCACTGCCGCAGCAGCGGGAACCAGTGGCTCAGCCGGGGCCGTGGGGACTTTCACCAACATGCAGCAGATGGGCGGCACATTTAGCGCATTGGCTGGCCAGGCTGGGGCTGCAGGTGGGGCGCATACCACCGCCCCTGGCGCGTCCATCACGTATCCGACGACCGGATTATTCGTGAGCGGTGGTGCTGGCGGCGGCGGCGGCAGCACTGCAAACGGTGGCGCTGTCAATGGCCCGGCGTCACAAACTGGCGTATTACTGCTCTCCCCTACTGTCACTCAAGGGAACGGCGGCAATCCACCGCAGCCAGGCAACAACGGCACAAACCGCTGGCCGCTCATCAGCAGTGGTGGCACAGGAGGCGGCGCTGGCCTGAACGGCTCCGGCGGCCCCGGTGGTGACGGCGGCTTTGGCTCGGGCGGTGGCGGTGGCGGTGCCGGCAACGGCAGCAACACCGGCGGCGCTGGCGGGGCTGGTGTCGTCGTGATCTGTGCCATCTGATGCCATGACCATGAAACGCGAATCCATCCTTGAAGCCATCACCACAGCACTGGCCGGCACGGTGCAGGTGGGCAGCAGGATCTACCGCAGCCGGGTGGAGGCCGTGGCGCGGGATGAGGCGCCGGTGCTGATCGTGGAACCGAGCGCTGAAACTGCCCGCCAAGAGCCTGTGAGCTTGTGCTGGATCGACTGGTCGCTAGACGTAGAAGTAGCGATCTATACTCGCGGACAAATACCCGACAGCCTAGCTGCACCTATCCAGGCGGACGTGCATAGCAAGCTAATGACTGACCGGACTCTTGGCGGGCTGGCGCTGGACATCTGGCCGCAGCGGACGCAATACCTTAAAGAACAGGCAGATCAAACGGCAGGTCTGACCGTAATGAGCTACGGCATCCGGTACCGGACCCAGGTTGACGACTTGACTACATAGCCTGAGGTGTTGTTCCGTAACTTGATCGTGAGCAAGGCGCATCCGCTCCCTGAACCACCCACTTCTGGCGGATCCTATGTGCTGTCTGACGACGGCAAGCGCTGGACCAAGCAAACCCCTGACCTGATCGAGGCCCCGACCAATGCCGCTAACAAGGAATCGCCTGATCCTGGCGCTGCCTGAGACCACCTACGGCACGGCGCCGACCTTTACCAGCGGAACAGCAGCGATCCGTGTGGCGAGTGATCTGGACCTGCAGCCGCTGCAAATGGAGCTGGTGGACCGTGACCTGCTCTACGGCTGGATTGGTGCCAAGCCCCGAGCCCGTGTGCAGGCGCTGGCGTCCATTTCATTTTCGTTTGAGCTGGCTGGATCGGGCACGGCTGGGACAGCTCCTAAAACGGGAGTCTTTTTCCGCGCCGCGGGCTATTCGCAAACAATCGTGGCCAGTACAAGCGTCACCTACGCTCCGATTGGCGAAGCCTATGAGGGGATCTCGATCCGCTGCCATCACGGCGGCAAGCTGCACGCGCTGACCGGTGTGCGGGGGAACATCACGATCGAGAAGACCGTGAATCAAATCGCAATGGCCAAGTTTGAGGGTTTAGGCATTTTCAACGCGCCGAGCGATGCAGCCGACCCAACGCCGACCTACGATCTGCAGGCTGATGGTCTGGTGGTCAACTCAACCAACACGCCCACGGTAAGCATCGGCGGTTATGCCGCCTGCATGGAGAGCTTCACATTCTCTGCTGGCCGCTCGCCGAGCTTTCGGCAGCTGGCCGGCTGCACCCAGGAGGTGCGGATCGATGGCGCTCGGGAGCCGGAAGGAGAAGTGATGGTCGAGTCGCCGACGATCGCGGGGAAAAACTACTTTGCCGATGCGCTGAACCAGGCCGCCACGGCGATCACCTGGACCCATGGCACGACGGCTGGAAACATCGTGCAGTTCACCGCCTCGACCTGCAGCCTAGGAGATCCGACCTATGGCGACAGCGACGGCATCGAGATGCTGAGCCTGCCATTCCGGCCAATTCCTGGCCTAGCGAATGGCTATAACGACCACAGCATTGTTTTCACCTGATCTGCATGGCTTTTGTTCTCAACAAGTCGGCTACTTACACATGGCCGGTTCGGATCAGCCTCGCCACAGACGGCGGGAAGAAAACGGTAGAGACTCTCGATGTGGAGTTCCGGCGGCTGCCGCAGTCGCGGATCACCGAGCTGGTGCAGCAGGCCCGGGCCGCCGAGCGTGGCCGTGATGATGACGCAGCGCTGGATGATCGGGAGTCAGCCCGCGAGATGATCGCTGGCTGGGATGGTGTCGTGGATGATGCCGGGAAGGCGGTCCCCTTCAGTGAGGCCGCCCTGGGACAACTGCTGGAGATCCCCACCGTAGCCGGCCAGATCGTGCAGGCCTGGTTCGAGAGCCTGAAGGAGGGCAAGCGAAAAAACTAATCGACGCCGTGGAGCACTGGTTCCACGGCGACGGTCACCCGGATGCCGAACTGCTGGCTGATGCCAAGGCCTTTAACGTGATCCTGCCCGACCCTGAGCCGGTTGAGTTCGGTGTATGGCCGGAGAACATGGAGACGGTCCAGCTGTTCCTCGATTGCCAGACCCAGTGGCGCACGACGGCCGCTGGTGTGATCGGCCTGGATTATGGTGTGGCTTTGTCTCTGGCTAGCCTGACTGGAGCAACTGACCCGATCGGGCTGCTCAGGGATCTGCAGGTGATGGAGATGCGAGCAGTGGAACTGATCAACGCGGAGGCGAAGCAATGAACCTCGATGCCGTCCTGAGGATTGCCGCCAAGGTCACCGGCACCGAATCGGTGCAGGCTTTGGGCCGTGGCATCGACAACGCCAAGCGATCGGCATCGGGGTTTACTGGCGCGATCCGTGGGCTGGCCAGTTCGATGGGTCCGCTTGGTGGTGTTCTGCAGAGCCTGGCCCCGGCGCTGACCGGTGCAGGACTGGCG